GGAGTTTGTCGATTCCTCGCATACTAAAGTTCGACTCGGACGCCTGCCTGCTAAAGGATGAGGACTCAGTGAGACCAGAAAAAGAGCACTTGTTAATAATGTAAAAAGCACAAGCACGACGTAAATTGGATACGGAATCTTCATTGACAATCTCCTTTGATTCTAGAAAGATATTCTTAGCAGTGTCAGGAGTTGGGTTATCAATCTTACACTGTTTTAATTCTTCAGTAAGTGCCTGACCATTGTGCTGCAACTCTTTCCAAAAGTTATAAAGAGGCTCATACAAATCATTCACCCAAATGTTTAGGTGAGGATATTGCTTAGTCATGTATAGTGCTACACTACCACCACCAAGAAAAGGCTCTCTAAACTCCTTGAAGTTTTTCATGTCAGGAAGATACTCTGCCAGTTTTACACAAGCACGAGATTTACCACCTGGATAACGAAGAGGGGTTTTCAAAGATTTCATTTAAACTTACACTCCACCATCAATTCAGTAAGACATGCCAGCAGATTAATCTCCTGGTCAGCAACAAAGGCAACTTGATACTGATACTTAGCAAGCACCAGGACAGCAGGAGGAATAGTAGACCCCTCAATAAACTCAGTGAGAGAATCATACACCTTACGCATGATGATATTAGGGTCACTGTCCATGTTGTTTACCACCCACTTACGCACGGTAGTAAACTCTTTATTCTTCATTGCACGAATCAATTCATCTAGATTAACATCGGCAATGTCACAGAGCACAGCAGAATCTAGAGACCCACCAGCAGAGTGACGCTGTGCCTCATTCAGGAGACGCCGCCAGTCGGGGTAGTAACGCTGAATGAGTTTGACCACCACCTTGTCTTCATACGCCACACCAGAGGCGTCTAGGATGCCCTTCAAGCGGTCAAAGAATTGTGCCTGAAGGCGTTGCTGCTCCGCCTGCTTAATTCGGAAGTCAACGACGGTGCATCGAGAGTGCAGTGGTTCTGCAATCTTGTTGATAAAATTACAGGTGAAGATAAAGCGACAGTTGCTATGATACTCTTCCACGAATGTGCGAAGAGAAAGTTGCACATCATGAGTTGTATTGTCCGCCTCATCGATGATGACAACTTTATGAGCACCACCACCAATCAAAGATTTAGTAGTAGCGAAGTTACGGACTTTAGTGCGAATGGTGTCTAGGAAGCGACCTTCGTCACTACCGTTAATGACAATATAACTAAGACCCAACTCTTCGCAGAGTGCCTTAGCAACTGTAGTTTTACCGACACCAGGAGGACCAGAGAGAAGGAGATTAGCAATCTCTCCTTGCTCAACAAATCCAGTAAATACTTTCTTTAACGAATTAGGGAGGATACAGTCTTCAATAGTATGAGGACGATACTCCTCCACCCACAAAAAGTTTTTCATCAAGGCTCAAGTGCAATATAGTAAGTAAGGTCAAGGTCAGAATGTTTCCACTCTGTAATCAGATGCTTGGAAGCACCTACATTATAATCGCCTTGCATCAGTCGAAGGTTTTCAACTTTCAAGTGAAGGTCATGGTTTCCTTCAAACTCACCTTTGACAGTAATGTCATAAACGTGAGAGGTATCATTCTCAAGGTCACGGACAGTCAGAAGAATCTCATCGTCTGTCTCAATCGTGAAGTCAGGCAACCTATACACGTTGGATGCTTTGTTGAGAGATGACAGGTCACTAGCAGACAGAGAGAAAGTAACATCAGACCCAGGATAGTTTACTTTCTTGTCAGGTGCTGTCTTGAGAGTAATCTCAGGGTCGCTGAAGTAATACTTAACTCGGGAGCGACCAGACTTGATAATCAGATAATCATCGTTATCAAATACCAGACTGGGATTCTCAAAGAGTGAGAGACCTGCAAGGAATTGTGTCAGGTCATAGATAGCAAAGGTTTGGGGAAACGTTTCCTCAACAGTAGCAGTAGCAAGGATATTCTCCTCGTTACTAATTGTGCGTAGGACGTTGCCCTCCTTGATAACAATCGATGTATTGATTGTGGAGAAGTTTTTGAGAATGTCGATTGTGGTTTTTGAAAGGGCAATAGTACTCATTGGTGGTAATCTTCACGGATAGCGTTTTTGTCATTGAAGTGCATAAGAAGCACAGCATAGTGTAGGACCTTGATGATGTCCATGCGAGCAGTGCCTTTCTTATCGTAACGGGATGCATACTTCAGGATGTTACTCCGACAGAATGCTTCCCCGTCACCACACGCTTCAATCAAGTCAAGGGTTTGAATTTTATCTGTGCCAGCAGAATAGTGCTGACTATAGGTAGAAGAAATGTATTCTTTCAATTCATTAAGAATACGCTCTTCATCATACTTCCAATGATTCTGATTCATAATTTACAATGTGGTCAATGTTATCAATATAGCATGTTGAGGGCTCATAGTCAAGCATCTCCTCGTCATTATACTTGTGCCCCAAGTAACAAGCAACTTCTTTTCCTGAAAGTAATTGGTTGATTTTACACTTAGTCAAAAAAAGACCCCCATCTTTCTTACGGATGAGGGTGTGGCGAGGAAGGTCATTCAGCATCGGCAGTTTCGTTGGTAGTTACTGTTGCATCAATTTTAGCATACAATTCCAAGAATGATTGCTTTGTTTCATCATCGAAACGATTGACACAAACTTCGATTGCTTTCATACGTTTGCCGAAGATTGAGTAGGCACGAATAACATGCACCAAGCGACGAGTGGAAATGATTTCGTCAACGCCACCGTCAAAGAAAGTCTTGCGAATAATCTCACCCCAGGAAACTAGACGCTCAACAAAGTCAGCATCGTAGCATTCAAGAGACTCAGAAACTTTCTTTAGAATAGCAGATTCAATCTTGGCAGAAGGATAGGACTGCTCGAAGGTAACAGGGAAACGCTCAAGGAATGCTTCGTTGAGCACATTAGTGCCAATGAAGCGACCGTCATCACTACCTTTGCCTTTAGTGTTAGCAGTAGCAATAACAGTGAAACCAGGAGCAGGTTTGACAAACTTGCCAATCTTTTTCAGAAACACACCGCTCCCTTCAAGGATGGATTGGAGGCAAAGGATTTTGTTGCTAGCAAGGTCAATCTCATCGAGTAGCAGGACTGCTCCTCGTTCGAGTGCTTCAATGACAGGTCCGTTATGCCAAACAGTTGACCCATCGACAAGGCGAAACCCACCAATAAGATCGTCTTCATCAGTTTCAATAGTAATGTTTACACGAATCAACTCACGTTTCAGTTGAGCACATGCTTGCTCCACACTGAAAGTTTTACCGTTACCAGACAGACCAGTAATAAAAGTAGGATAGAAGATACCAGATTGAATGATTTTTTTGATGTCTGCAAAATTCCCGAACGGGACAAAGTTAGTATCTTTCTGAGGAATAAGGTCCATATTTTCCCGTACGGTAACAGCGGCAGGAGCATTGAAAGTTTGCTCCAGTTGCTCAGCAACAGACAGTTGCCACAGTCCACGCTGGACTTTGTATTGCTCCAGTTTCTTAGTCAGTGTCTGGTAGGACATTCCAATCTCACCAGCATACTCGCGCAGGTGAGACGCCGAAACGGTTTGACCGTAACGCTCAACGATAGGGGCAACTTCAAAGTTTTTCATGGGGTTGGGTCGTTTGGTATGTGTATATTATACAAGGGATAGTCGGAAAAAATCCGACTTGGGGTCGGTTTCTCAACTGACCATGGTAGCGAAGGAGGTCAGCATTTTCTTGTTGACTGCCTTCTTGGAGAGGGACTTCTTAAATGCATTCCTGATTTGAGACTTGGTTGCATCTTGTGCGACTTCAAAAGAATTGTCATCGTTGTGAATGTTATCGCTACCGATGAAATACATTTTCTGATATCCATTGTAATCAGAAATCTCAGCAGACTTAGACTTCCTCCATTCCTTTTGAATTTTATCAGCATCAGTGATAGTCCTTTTGCTGATGCCAATTGCATTACTAAGACCGCGACCATTAGTGAGACGAATCCCAATCAGATTAACATCAGGGAAACGATTGCGGACTGCAGTCAAGAAAGTAGAAGTAATCTCATCTGCAGAGTAGTAACTTCCTGTGAAGGAAGGATACACTCGCCCATTAACACGGTCACGCAAAACGCAATGTTGTCCAATGTGATTCTGCCCAATTTTAGAAACACCACCCCAAGAGATATCTTTGTTGTAGGAGATTGATTGTGCCTCACCATCAGTGAGAATAATCACATTAGTCTTCTGGACTTTAGTGCGCTTCTGGAAGTCAGGAATGATAGCAGTGAGAGCAATCACAGATTCATTCAGAGGAGTGCCAGAGAGACCATATCCAATGGGAAGAGTGTAACCACAATACATGCTCTCACCATACACAAGTCGCCAGAAGTTGAGAAGTTGCTTCTCAAGGTCTTTTCCATTCTTGCCATTACTAGAGATGAGATTCAGCAGACGGAAGTAAGAAGAAATCTCGATGTAACCTGCTTTCTTGTCATGGTGACGCCCATCAGATTGCACACAATCTTCCTCGTGGTCATAGTTGCGGTCATACCAATAGTTATTAGTAAACGCATAGACATCAAAAGGAATCTGAGTCTTCTTACAAAACCATGCAATGTTAAGAAGTTGCTTGGCAGTGTCCATGAGAATTTGTCCCATAGACCCAGACCAGTCAAGAATAAAAATCAGACCATGATTCTTGCCATCGGGAATAACGTTGACTTTCTTGAATAGGTCTTCATTCCATTTGAAAGTATGGAGTTTGCTAGTATCAAGGACACCAGTCTTTGCACTGTGAGAGCGAGCATATTGGTCTGCAGACTTACGCATCTCAAACTCTTTAACGAGGAAAGATACTTCACGTTGCGCTTCTTTACGATACTCCAGATAAGCAGAGTCTACAAATTGAAATGCACTGTTGTTTTGCTCAGAGAAAGTTGCATTACACTCCTCCATCACTGTTTCATTCTTGACCACAAAAGTGTCGATACTGAGAGGCGGCATTTCAACATAGTCAATGTCACCATACTCTCTGTTGACTAGATTCTTTTGTGATTCTGTGAATGCAGAATCCGTCTCAGATTTAAAGTCACCACCAAGGTCTCCAGCACCAGTTTGAGCACCAGTGTTTTCTACCTTCTCCTCGGACTGGACTTTCTCTTCTTCAGATTCTCCAACATCAGATTGTTGAATAGAAGATGGTGCAGAATTGGATTGTGCTGCAGTATCGTTTTGCAACTCTTCAGCATTAGGAATCTCTGCCACCTTCTCCATTTCTTTTTCTTTAGTATATTTCAGAATGGCACGAGCAGCTTCTACAACTTCCTCAAAGGTTTCTGCATTGGCAACCATATCAACCAGAGGAGTTTCTTCCTTCTCAAAACCAAACAATTCATTGGCATGAATACCAATCTTGAAATACAGATTGATACGGTCGATTAGAGTATAGGAGTTGAGTGAGCGGTCACCAATGGCGAAGAAATCTTCGTCATGCAATTCCTGATAACCAGCATAGAAGTTACGAGCAAGACCAGGAAACTTACGCTTCATGAGTTTCTCGATGCGAGCATCCTCAACCACATTCAAGTAAGACTGAGGGACACCATAGTCTTGCCCAAACTTCTGGGGAGTATAGAGAGCATGTCCGACCTCGTGACCGACCAGCATATCATAGACGTTGACGCTAGCACGTTTCCACATAGGCAGCGTCAGCACACGGTCAACCACGTTAAACATGGCAGTCTCTACGTTACGGTGCTCTACAATGAGATTCTCAGTGGCGAGCAGGCGGGCAAGACTGCCCTTGACTTCCATGTTAAGCATTGGTCTCTTGCGTCGATAGACCTATCATACAACAGGGGTCGCCCGAAGACAACCCCTGATAAGTCACGCTGTTGTTTCCTCAGTGACGTATGAGTAATTCTTATGCTTCTCAAATCGTAGGCAGCGGTCAAACTTGTCTGCCATATTGTCACGGTGAGAGATAACAAATACGTTTGTCTTATCGTCAAACGTTTTGAGAATCCATCCTAGGTCACTGTTGCCAGATTGGTCAAGTGACCCGTCAAAAATTTCGTCGAGGATTAAGAGGTTAGTATCCACGCTATTCTTGAGCTTAGCAATAGAGCGCCAAGT